AATTGGTGGGAGGAGTTTCCAACTCAAGTCATCTTGTCGGAAAAGCCGCAGATATTAAAGTGGGAAGTGGCAATCAAAGATACATTATTATTAATGCCCTTATCCAAGCAGGATTCCGTAGGTTGGGAATTGCAAAAACTTTTATCCATTGCGACAATGACGACAGTAAACCCAATTCAGTTTGGACATACTAGCACCGTAGGAAAGACACTATGGATAAGAAAAGATTCAAAGATACATCGGTAGGTAAATTTCTTTTAAATAAGATACCTAATGTAGTTAGTGCGATTGCAGAAAATACTCCAATAGGATCAGTAATACAGGCTATTATTGGTGGATCTGATATGTCTCATTCGGATAAACAAATTGCATTAAAAAAACTTGAAATAGAACGTACTGAAATAGATGGTACTACTAGAAGATGGGTAGCTGATTCCAGAAGCGGATGGTTAGCTTCAAACGTAAGACCGTTGACATTAATATTCTTAGTTGTAAGTTATGTTGCCGGTTGGTATATGAGCTATCCTTTAGATTCAATTACTGGTCTTTTGACAATCGTTATCGGAGGATATTTTGGAGGTCGCTCAGTTGAGAAGGTGTTTGGAAACAATAAGCATCAATAATGGCAAAAGTACAAACTTCTGTATTTTATAGAAAAGCGAAGGTAAAGCGCAAAGGAATACATTCTAAATCCAAAAGCAGCTCTTTAAAATCTTCTAAGGTTTACGCAAAAGGGTATCGAGGTCAGGGACGCTAGACATTCCTAAAGGCTATTTTAAGACGTTTTAAGCAACTTACTTATGTTTTTAGTATATTCGTATATACGATATATAAAAAATCTTTTAAACGAGCTATATATAATAAATGGTTATAATATATATATAGTTTATATAATATAAATAGTAATATAATATAAATAATAATATAATATAAATAGTAATATAATATAAATAATATATATAATATGCAAATTGAAGAAAAAATAAAAAAAATACAAGGATATAAAACGTGGAGCTTAAAAAGAAAGGTTGACGAGTTGTTACAGATTGACGCATATATGTATACCAATCTAGGGATAGACTCTACTAATACTGAAAAGAAAAGTGTAAAAGCAATAAGCAGAAAAATTTATAAAGCAATTTCTACTATAAGTCCAATGGATGGTTATATCTTAGAATCTCATATGAATGAAAAGGACTTAAGAGATCTTGTAAAATAATGGCTGTTAAAAGCAGAAAAAATATTGTAAAAAAACTCGATACTGTATTTAGTCAATACGTACGTTTAAGGTACGCTGATGATTACATCGTAGAGTGTTACACTTGTGGAATAAAAAACCATTATAAAAAAATGCATTGCGGACACTTTATGAGCAGAAAGCATTATTCTACGAGGTGGGATGAATTAAACTGTCAAGTCCAATGTTATAAATGTAACATTCACGGTTACGGTGAGCAATTCAGATTTGGGCAAAGATTAAACAAAGAATACGGTAATGATACGGCAGACATATTGGAATCGAAATGCCGAAATGTAGAGAAGTTTTCCAACCCGGAATTAATAGAAAAAACAAAATACTATGAAAGTTTAGCTAAAAAGCTTTTGTAATGTAAAAAAGCATATATTTGTAGAACTTAGTTTCATACTTAGTTTTTAGTTATATTAGCAGAGGAAAGGGGGTTTTAGTCGAACCTCCTTTTTTTGTATCATATTTTTTATATCTTTACGAAATAACTTTAAAATAAAACTATGAAAGGAACGATTAAAAACGTGGACGTAATTGGCGGATTTAGTGACTTGGTTACTAATGAAGTAGAATTTAAACACGGCGAGAAACTCAAATTTTTTACTAAGAAAACTCCTAAAAATCCGGAAGGTAATTTTGCTATTGCTTTAGGGATTACTAATGAGGAAGTAGTGGGACATACTTTTGAGTATGAAGTATCAGATAAGGGAAACGGTAAGATTTATAGAGAGCCGTACAACCCAGTTGCAAAAAAACCTTCTTTTGGGGGATCTACTGCAAATAGAGGAGCTAGTACTAATGACAGTATTTTGCTTCAAGTATGCTATAAAGAGAATATGGCTGCTTATGCTAAAGAAAATAGAGATGTAGTAATAGAAAACACTATGGAAGATTTTCAAAAATTAAGAGAATATTTAAAACAATTGTAATATGAGTGATTATCAAAGTGAATACACAAAAGGATTTTATCCTAAAGCCGGAAAGTTTGAATGGCTAACTGCTGAGATACCTTGCAAAGTAAGTCAAGCTATCGAGTATCTTTTAAGTATTAAAGATGAAGCGGAGGCGCACAATAACGGTTATGCTAACTTTCAAATAAAAGCTTCTAAGGATAAGAAAGATGAGAACGGAAAGCCTAAGTTGTTTATGACTAGGAACTTTAAAACTCCCGGAGGCGAAGTAACTGCAAAAGAGCTTATGCCGGATCGAGCTGAAGCAAATACTGATTTGCCGTTTTAAACCACAATAGGGAGCGTAAAACCTCCCTTTTTTTATATATTTATATTATGCTAATAGAATATAACGATGAACTAAAGTACCTTTCTAAGATCCGAAGCGGTGAAATAAAATCCGGAACGTCTCTAGGAATTCCAGAACTCGATGAGTATCTAAGATTTAAACCCGGTAACTTCAATATTATTTTAGGACACGCAAATGTTGGTAAAACTTCAGTTGCGCTATACTTAATGCTATTGTATAGTCGATTACACAACAAACGTTGGTTGGTTTATTCTAGCGAGAATGAGCCATACACTTTGATCCGAAGGTTAATGGAATTTATGGAGGGATTACCGATACAAAAAATATCGGATGCCGGATATAAAAGAAGTAGTGAGTGGATTAATAGTCATTTTAAGTTTGTTGACACATCAAAAATGTACACTTATAAAGAACTCTTAGAGCTTTCTACTTATGTAAAAGATGCTTGGGATTATGACGGCTTATTTATAGATCCTTATAATTCTTTAAAGATGGATTTTAATTTATTGAAACAAGTAGGTGGACATCAATACGATTACCACGCTTGTACTGAAATACGAATCTTTTGCAAAAAGTATAAAATATCTGTATGGCTGAATACACACGCTAATACCGGAGCCTTAAGACAAGTTCACAAATACGATGACGATTATACTGGACACCCTATGCCACCTATGGCTAGTGATGTCGAGGGAGGGGGTAAGTTTGTGAATAGAGCTGACGATTTTTGGGTTATACATCGATACACTCAACATCCTACTGACTATATGTACACTAATCTTCACGTTCGAAAAGTTAAAGAGATTGAGACAGGAGGACGCCCTACACCTTTAAGAGAGCCTATACTAATGAAGTCTATGCTTAATAACGTAGGGTTCACCATAGGGGACAAAGACCTCTTAGAAGCCGTTAAAACACCCGAAGACTTACCATTTTAATAAAAATGCGTATATTAGTACAAAAAAGAAATGGGATTTGATTTTCAAATTGTTCCTATTTATGGAATTTCTGCAGGAATATTGTACTACAATCCGAATTTAGAACCAGATGAAGATCCGGTTGAAGAGGAGGATTATTATCACCAATTAACTATTATGTTTTTTCTTTTTGGTATTCACATAACTTGGTGGAAACTTTGAAAAAAACTACCCTACACTTATTGGCTGAAATGCACCAAGATTGGATACGAATTGTAAAGAGTTTTGGTTGCAATAATGACACATCGGAAGATCTAGTCCAAGAAATGTACTTAAAAATTAATGCTCTTATATCCAGAGGAGGAAACATTATGTATAATGAAACAGAAATAAATCATTATTATATATTCAGAACCTTACGTACAATGTATATCGATCTTACTCGAAAAGAAAACAAAGTAACAATATTGCCTCTTGAAAGAAACGATCTTTTTGACAAAGCAAATTACGAAAGATACATAGCAAAATTTACATTCCAAAATCCTTATGATGAAGCGGATGATATTGACGGGTTGTATGAAGAAATGCAAGTATTTTTAAACGATCTATATTGGTACGATAAAAAAATTTATCAATACATAGAAGGAGGAGAGTCTGTAAAAAGCCTTTCTGATAAAACAAAAATAAGTTATTACTCGATTTATAATACATACCGAAAAGTAAAGAAAGATTTGTATTCTTTGTTGAGAACAAAAATAAAATTAAGCAAATGAAATTAGGAGATTTTTTAGCAGTAATTTTTAAATATACAGGAATTAAATGGCTTGTAAATAAAGTCGTTATTGACATATTAAAATACAAAAGCTGCGGTTGTAAAGAGCGTCAAGATAAATTAAACGATATAAAAATTGATTTATGGAATTAAGAGATTACAATTGGTGGAAATACTTTAAAGAAAATAATAAAGATTCCCTAAAGTCTTTAGATTTTAAAAAAATATGTCATTTACATTCAAAGTATAATAAGCATAGTTATTTTGAGCCTTGCACTTGTAACCCGGCTACAATTAAACAATGGATAAAAGACCTTGATAATCTTTTCTTATCTGTATGAAATTAAAGCACGTACACAAATGGGAGAAAGCTGTCATACAATTATTGAATTTTGATGGTTGGGATTTAGAATGGTGTGGAGGAGGCTTTGAGCATTATGATGCTGTAGGAGGAACTCCAAAAGGAAAGGAATGCGTAATTGAAATGAAGTTTAGGCAATCTTATTATCAAACAAAAATGCTTGAAAAATACAAATTTGATAAGCTAATGGATATGCCACACGATTTAGTAAAATTGTATTTCATAAACGATCCAAAGGGTAATTATCTTTTTTACCTAAATGACATCGTAATGCCGGAAACAGAACTTAAGTATTGCCCGGACACAACTATATGGACAAAACACAAGAAAGATAAAGAAGTCTATTTACTTGATGAAAGTCAAGCAATTATTGTAAACATTAACGATCCTAAAAGTAATTATTAAGAAATTTTGTTAATAACGTCTTTTTAACTATCTTAGCTTATATGATAGATAATACGACTAATAAAATTAATCTTAAGGCGTATGTTGACTATTGTAGCAGTTTTGATCTCGTACACGATTTATTGCAAAAAGCTAATAAAGA